CCGCTGAACTGTTCGGCAAGCTGGCGAACATCGGTGATGATATTGGTGATGAATTTATTGCCAATGCTTCCGTGTTCAAGAAGCTGGTCACGGGTGATCGGGTGAATGTGGAGCGCAAAGGCCAAGATCCTTTTGAGTTCAACAATTATTCCAAGTTCCTGTTCAGCGCCAACAATATCCCCCGTATCAAGGACAAAACCGGAGCCGTTCAGCGGCGTTTGGTGATTGTTCCCTTCGATGCCAAGTTCACCCCCAATGATGCTGACTTCCGCCCGTTCATCAAGGATGAACTGTGTGAACAGGATTCTATGGAATATCTGGCCTTGCTTGGCCTTCAGGGGTTGAAGCGGGTTCTTGGGAACGCACAGTTCACTACTTCCACCAGAGTTCAGGGGCAGTTGGACGAATATGAGGAAAACAACAACCCCATTATTGGGTTCATCAATGAAGTGGGCCTTGACGGGATTGAAAATGAAGCCACCGATTCCGTGTATCGCCGGTATAAGGAATATTGTATTGCAAACAACTTCCAAGCCCTTTCCAAGATTGAGTTTTCCCGGCAGATCACAAAACGCTGTGGCTTCACAACGGTTCCAAAGTGGATCAGAAACCGGAAAACCCGTGTATTTGTGAAAGGCGGTGACACAGAATGAGTGGTTCTAAGAAGGTGTTCACCACATTAGGCAGTTCCAACCATGTTCCTGAAGAACGAGAAGCATTTGATTACTACGCCACCGATCCAAGGGCCGTGGAAATGCTTCTGGAACTGGAACAGTTTTCCCCGGTCATTTGGGAACCGGCCTGTGGTGAAGNTTGAAGGCGATATAATCACAAACCCGCCATATTCAATGGGGCTTGAATTTGTTCAAAGGGCGCTTGAAAGCGTCCGCCCCGGTGGGAAAGTGGCTATGTTCCTGAAGGTTCAGTTCTTGGAGGGGCAAAAACGGGGTGAGTTCTTCAGGCATACCCCCCCCCGAAAGGTTTATATCAGCCGTTCCCGGCTGGCCTGTTATAAAAACGGCGATATGACCGGGAAACCGGAAAGCGCCATTGCCTATGCGTGGTATGTGTGGGAAAAGGGCTTCACCGGTGATCCGGTGATTAAATGGTTCAACTGAAAGGATGGTGCTGAATGGCCCACGAATATTCCAAGTTCAAGAACAAAAACATTCCCTATGCCAAGGTTGGGCGGCGGGTGTTCAATAGCCTGTTTGATGCAGAAACCTTTTGCACCGAACACGGCCTTGATGTCAATTCAGCTATTGAATATCGGGATGATCCTGAATTGAAAAATAACATTCAAACAATCGCTCAATACCAGAAGGCCATTCTTCAGGAATGTTTAGACCGGCTGAAGGCCCGTGCTGAAGCCTTGGTTCAAGAAATCAATCGGTGTAATGCTGATTTGGAAAAGTGCCACCCGCTGGATCGTGGTTTCTTAACGGATCGGCGGAATGAAGCCATTGCAAAGCATACGGGTACGATGGAAGCCCGTGAGATTGTGGCCGGATTGAAAAATAATTTAGAAAGGTTGACTGGTTGGCATGATTAAAGACAGCGGTGAACGCACCGAGTTTGGAACCGGCGCTGTTCGTGATATGCACAGCGGCAAAGGCCGCATGGATTTACTTCCTTGGGAAGCCTTGATAGAGGTTTCCAAGCATTGTGAAGAAGGGGCCTTGAAGTATGGTGAACGGAATTGTGAAAAGGGTATTCCCATTCACAGCCTGATTGATTCGGCCTTCCGCCACCTTGCCAAGTACATGATGGGAATGAAGGATGAACCCCATTTGAGGGCGGCGGCATGGAATATCCTGTTTGCCCTGTATATGGAGATCAAACACCCTGAACTTCAGGACATTCCCACCCGGCTTGAAAGCCCGTGCGAGGTGTGCCCCAACAATCACCCATTTCCGCCACACATAGCGGCCCAAATTCATGAACTGTATTGCAAGGGCTGTGAAAATAATCATTCGGAGGTTGAAGAAAAATGAAAATTATCAGTGCTGATGTTCAGTTTATTTCCCATATTGATGGAGCCGAGATCCTGAAGCACCTTGAAGAATGTGGGCGTGTCTGCTACAAATCGGAAGATAAGATCACGGAAGGTTCCGCTGATAAGTTCATTCAGGGCATTGTGAAGCGGGGCCATGAAGCCGTTATTGAACACTTTTCCTTCACGGTGAAGTTCATCTGTGATCGTGGTGTTTCTCATGAGATCGTGCGCCACCGGCTGGCTTCTTACTGTCAGGAATCCACCCGCTATTGCAACTACGGCAAGGGCAAGTTCGGTGAGGAAATCACGGTGATTGAACCTTGCTTCTGGCCTGAAGGTTCTGATTTGTATTGGGCATGGAAAAACGCTTGTCTGATCTCTGAACAATGCTATTTTTCTTTGTTGAAATCAGGAGCCACCCCGCAAGAAGCCCGTTCCGTTCTGCCCAACAGCCTGAAAACGGAAGTGGTCATGACGGCCAACATTCGTGAATGGCGGCATTTCCTGAAGTTGCGCTGTTCACCCGCCGCACATCCGCAGATGCGGGAAGTGGCCCTGATCCTGTTGGACAAGGTTCATTGGCTGATTCCGGTGTGCTTCGATGATATTTGGAGTGAATACCATGCCGATGTTTAAGAAGTCCGGTGGTAAAATTTTCGCCGTTCAGTTCAACAAAGCTGAAGAACGGGCCTTGGATCAGGAAATCAAGAAACAGATTGTGGAAAATGATCGGGCCTTTGACATGGACAAAGAATCATCCATCCTGTGGATGCTTCACACCCAATTTGGCTTTGGCCCAAAGCGCCTGAAGCTGGCGTGGAAGCTGTTCTATGCCGAAACCTTGAAGCTACGGGAACATTACCTGATGGAACAAGCCGATGATGGGTGGTTGGCCCGTAAAAAGCTGAAGGACATTGGGTGTGACATTGAAGAATGGTACAGAGAAGAAGGAGGGAAAACCGATGCCTAAACCTTGGGAAAATGCTGAAGGGTATCACGATCCAACAGCCTACCACGGCACAAAGAATATCATCCGTGACGAGGATGAACAGCAGAAGCGGGTGAACACCCTGATCTTCGTCCTGAAGTACATCACCCGTTTGGCGGGGTTTGAACTTCTGAACCGCATTGAAATCAAAGACCGTAAGACCGGGAGGGAATACCGATGAAAAAAGAAGTTTTGGTTCATGGGGCCATGAAATACCGCTGTGATAAATGCGGACGGTCATGGTGGATGTTCTTGGAAAAGGGCATTGAAGAATTTGGTAAGAATCACAAGCCTTCGCCATTTTGTATCATGTGCCGTTGTGGTGGAACGGCTATGGATGTTTCTGGAATTGTCAAAATCCCCGATGGTGGCTATAAACCCCTTCCCGCTGGTGAAGGATATTTCGCCAATAAAAAGGATTCTGATTGTGGGGTTCCGGTTCTTCCCGTCTTTCTTCAGTAGGGGTTGGAACAGCGTGTGGAACAGGTATGGAATAGATGTTTTTTCTATATCTGTTCCGCACGAAAACCTTTGATATATCAGGCTTTTTCAGTTGTTTTCAGGGAACGGAACAGATGGAACAGATGTAAATATACTTTCTTCTTATTAAGAAAAAAATATATAAGAAATGTGTATATAAGGAACTGCCCGTTTTATCTGTTCCATGCGTTCCAAAGTCCTGAAACCACTTGATTTTTCAGCATTTATTAACGGTACAGATGCAATGAAAACGGAACAGACCACCGCAGAAAGGATGTGTTACATAGTGAATGACAAAGACCTTTCCCAACAGGCTAAAGAATACTTTGCCCAAATCAGGAAAACGGATCGTTTGATCCATCGGCTTGATAGTACCATTGCAACCTTGCGTTCCAGCTTGACTTCTACCGGAAGCCAACTGAAGCAGGACAAGGTTCAGACTTCAGGCCCCAAGAATACTCTTGAAGAAACCATCACCAAGATCATTGACCTTGAAGCAAAGATCAATGCCCGGATTGATGAACTTGTGAGCATGAAACAGGAAGCGTTCACCATGATCAACCGGATTCCTGACCTTGATCAGCAAAATATTCTGATCGGGCGCTATATTCAGTTGAAAAAATGGGAAGATATTTCTGAAGAACTGAATTATTCTATGCAATGGGTTTTTGAACTTCACGGAAAGGGTTTACTTGCTTTTGCCAAGGCAAACAGCGACTTTCTAAACAACCGAGAAAACCAGAGTGCCACCGGTTCCAAACAGAGTAAAGAATCGGTAGAATAGTAAATAAGAAATTGCGCCTACGGGAAACCGGGGCGCTTTTTCTATGCCTGATGAAAGGGGTGAATACCTGTGACACCAAGACAGCGGAAGTTCTGTGATGAATACCTGATCAGCGGCAATGCTACGGATGCGGCAATCAAGGCGGGGTATTCTCCCAAGACCGCAAAGCAGACGGGTTCTGAAAACCTTGCAAAACCTGACTTGAAAGCGTACATCGAAACCGAACTTGAAAAACTTCATTCGGCCAAGATCGCTGATGCTGAAGAAGTCATGAAATACCTGACTTCGGTAATGCGGGGTGAACATACTGAAGAAATCCCGATCCTGTGCGGTGACGGTTGCCAAGAGTTGACGCAGAAAGAGGTTGGAGCCAAGGAAAGGCTGAAGGCCGCTGAACTGATCGGCAAGCGTTATGGTATGTTCACGGACAAGGTAGGTGTGGAAGGGGCCGTTCCGGTGATTATCACGGGGGATGATCAACTTGAAGATTAGCCCACAGGCCAAGCGGGTTCACCTTCCTGAAGTGGTTGGTAAGGGTTACGGAACCTTCTGGAACTTCAAAGGCCGTTACCGGGTGTGTAAGGGAAGCCGTGCTTCCAAGAAATCCAAGACAACGGCCCTGAACATCATCAAACGGATGATGCAATACCCGGAAGCCAATACCCTTGTGGTTCGTAAGGTGTTCAGAACCTTGAAAGATTCCTGTTTCACCGAACTGAAATGGGCAATCAACCGCCTTGGGGTTTCAGCCTATTGGGAAATCAAGGAAAGCCCCCTTGAAATGACTTACCTTCCCACCGGTCAGAAGATTTACTTCCGGGGCCTTGATGATCCCCTGAAGGTCACTTCAATTACGGTTGAAATTGGCTATCTGTGCTGGTGCTGGATTGAAGAAGCATACGAAATCATGAATGAAGCTGATTTTGATATGCTGGATGAATCCATCCGTGGTGCTATCCCGGAAGAAACCGGCCTGTTCAAGCAAATCACGCTGACATTCAACCCGTGGAACGAAAAGCATTGGATCAGGAAACGCTTCTTCGGTGAAGTCACCGGCAAGGATGCCCAAGGGAACCCCACATACAAGTTCCATGATAGCTGGATCAGCCCGGATGGGCAGATTTACGCCACAACCACCAATTACCTGTGTAATGAATGGCTGGACACGGCGGATTTGAAGGTGTTCAACACCATGAAGGAAAACAACCCCCGCCGCTACAAGGTGGCTGGCCTTGGGGGTTGGGGCATTGTGGATGGCCTGATTTTCGATAATTGGCGGGAAGAAGCCTTTGATTATCTGGCTATTTCCAAGAAGCCTGATGTGAAAAGCGCCTTCGGCCTTGACTTCGGTTATACCAACGATCCCACGGCCCTGTTCTGTGGGCTGGTGAGTGAGAAGGAAAGAACCATTTGGGTGTTTGATGAACTGTATGAAAAGGCCCTGACGAACCGGGCAATCTGTGACCGGATCACCGGCATGGGCTACGGCAAGGAACGGATCAAGGCCGATTGTGCCGAACCCAAGAGCATTGATGAATTGCGGGATGCTGGCCTTCATCGTATCAGAGCCGCCCGGAAGGGCA